CCATATAACTAATTTTAATTGTTTATAACTATTATATATACCAATATAAGAAGAATAATTTAATTCTCCAACTCTAATATACGAAAAAGTTTGGTATTTACTCTTTTGAGTTCTGGTCCTTTTGTAAGGAGTATGCAATTGCGGTAATCTGTCCAGTTAATCTTAAAGGTCTTATCGACTACACCACCGTTTAGCTCCTTAACAAGTGTATTAAGTGCATTAATAGTGTATAGAGTATTTGACTCTTTCTTTCTATGTACTAGTATTGTGTTCTCTAAGAACGTTGAAACATTACCAAAATCAACATTATACGTACAGATGTATTCGTCTTGGCTCTTTGAGTAAAGAACGAAAATCTTATTGTATATGATCTTGTATTTCTCCTTAATCGCTTCAAGCGTTTCATCTAACGCTTCCTCAGTCGAAAAGGTACAGAATAATTTATTGCTCATATCTTCATTACAAAATAATGGCCCGATGTCGTAATCGAACCGCTTCTCTATAAC